CACCAAATCACTTGCGGATGCTCGTCAAGCCACTTCATAACACGCACCTCCCAAGTCGACCTATAAACGATATTGGATGAGTCGCCATTATATTTTGCCGGGTTCTTGGGTTTAAACCAACCCTTATAAGTTTTGTTGCCGAATGTCATATAAATATGTAGTAAACATTTTAGGAATATCAAATGAGTCTTTTTACTCTCGGTAACATCAACTTCAGCGCTGGCGGAAAAATTAGGGGCCCTTTGGATGCATTAGCTGGTTCAAAATATGGCTTAAACACATTTAAATACCCATCAGATTTGGGTGCTTCTGATAAAGGCCATTATATGGTCATTTATATTAATGAACAAGTTAAAACACAATTTCCTGGCGCACAAGCTGTGGGTGATGAACCCGCTGTTATTGCAAATGCAAGGAAAATGAAAAATACTTATGGTGCAACAACACTAATGCAGGGATTAGGAACAATTGTTAACGGCGCTCAAACTATACCTGGCATTGGCCAAGCAGTGAGTACCTATGTTGGAAAACCTCTTGGTGCTCTTTTTAATGCTTCACAAAACAGCGATAATAAGCTTTTACAAGGAGTCAATTCAGTTGGAACAACTCTTTTAAAGATTCTTGATGAGGGTTTAGCTTCTACTGGAGAAACAGGCGGTATTGCAGGAGTAAGAACAATTCGCAGAATTACTGATACTGTAGCTTTGTATATGCCAGATTCTTTAGTTTTTAACACAAATCAAGCATATTCAAATCCTGATACTGGAGGAAGTCTTTTTCAAGCTGGAGTTTCAGGACTAAGTTCAGTTGTTGATTCAATAAAATCTGGTAAAACTCAGGCCGGAACAGCAGAAGATATTACAAGAAATTTATCACCTTTTTTTGCTAACTATGTAGCGCAATCAACCAATGCTGGTAAAGTTATATTTTCATCACTTTTTGGTGTAGTTCAAAATCCTATGTTGGAAATTTTATATTCATCTCCGTCACTCAGAGATTTTCAATTTGATTTTGTATTTTATCCAAGAGCTGAGGGTGAAGCTAGGGAAGTTCAAAACATTATTGATAGATTAAAATTTCATCAAGCTCCAGAAATTATGAAAGGAAGTGGAGGATATTTTTTAATACCGCCTTCTGAATTTGATATTAAATTTATGTATAACGGAAAACAAAATCCAAATATTCCAGAAATATCGACTTGCGTTTTAAAATCAATTAGTGTGAACTATGCACCCCATGGATTTTCTGCTTATGAAACTGAAGGTGAACCATTTCCTAATGTTGGTAGAACAGGTATGCCTGTTGCAATTCAAATGAGTTTAAATTTTACTGAAACTCAATATCTTACAAAAGATTATTATTCTTCTGCAGCCAATCCAATGCTTAGGGATACTGGAGCCGGAACAACAATCAATAGTTCTGGCCAAACAATTAATAATGATTATGCAATGGGAACTTAATTATGGCAAAATATTTTAAATACTTTCCAAAATCAATCTATTCAACAGATTCGGTACTGGTTGATGTCGTAACTAATATTGTTGCTCGTTATGCATTTCAACAATCTTTTAAAGATAATACATCTGTTTTTTATGATTATGATATACAAGATAGTGATACTCCAGAAATTATAGCATCAAAATTTTATAATTCACCTGAACGCCATTGGGTAGTTTTGATGATGAATAATATTGTTGACCCACAATTTGATTGGCCTTTAAAACAAGATACTCTTATAAAATATATTAATTCAAAATATAAATCTAGTGCAAACACTCAAGCTGGTCAAACTGGTTTACAATGGGCTCAATTAAATAATCATTCTTATTATAAAATTGAAACCAGAACAACTGGTTATAATAATACATCAATTGAAAAAAAATATGAAATAGATGCTAACACATACAATTCTCTTGCACCTACAACAACCAATGTTATTTTGGACAACGGTATAGCTATAACTATTACCATATCAAAAGATGTTAAATCATATTATTTTTATGAAGATGAAGAAAATGAAAAAAAGAGAACTATTAAACTTTTAAAACCAGAATTCGTTTATAGTATTGAACAAGAATTACAAAAGGTTTTTAGTCAATGAGTCTTGAATTACTCCAATCAACACAATTTAAAATACAAGAACTAACTCTTGTTACAAAGTTTGGCGATTTTGATATTTCTAATATATTTCAAGAATTGAATATTTTTGATAGTATTTTTATGCCTTGTATAAGAGGTAATATTGTTATACTAGATGCTGTTGGATTATCCAAAAAACTTCTTTTTGATGGTAGCGAATATATTAAAATAAGCATTTATAAAGATATTAATGATAAAGGAACATCAATCAGTAGAGCTTTTAGAATTTATAGGCAAAGTGATAGAAAAAATTCAAATCAAACTTCAGAAACATACATTTTATATTTCACTTCGGAAGAAAAAATATATTCTGAGCAACAAAAAATTAATCAATCATTTGTGGGCAATCACGATAAAATAGCTAAAAATATCCTTGCAGATTATTTAGCTGTTGATAGTTCTAAATTGGGTTGGATTGAAAAAACTCAAGGTGTGCATAATGTTGTTATGCCAAATATTTCTCCAATTGATTCGTTAAATTGGTTGACAAAGCGAGCTTTAAATTCTGAAAATTTGCCAAATATCATATTTTTTGAAAATAAGGCAGGATTCAATTTTGTTTCATTGTCAACCTTAATTAATTTACCGGCCGTATTTAATATAAATTTTCAACCAAAAAATATATCTCCAAATGTTGGTGAAGAATTTCTTGGCGCTAGAGATGTTAACGCTTTAGCACAATTTGATTTGATTGAAAATATTAAAAATGGTGTTTACGCTGGTAAGTTTATTGGTTTTGATACGATGACTAGGCAAATTAAAGTTGACCAAATTGATTATACAAGAACTTATAGCCAAGGAAAACATTTAAATCCAAAAATAAATATTAATGCTTCTTTAAATAGAAAAGGATTTAATAATCAGCAAATGTTTGATTCAAAAGTAACACTATATCCTTTTTTTTCAACAAGAGTTAAATCTCCGTATATAAATGCAAATGATTCAACAACAGCTAATATTATTGATGATACTCATAATTATATTTTGCAACGCAGAACAATATTGTTTAATTTGATGCAATCTAGGGTTCATATGACTTTACCTGGTAATTTTGGAATATCTTCTGGTTATAATTTATTTTTAAAAATGCCAGCCAGGCAAGTTGATGATGATACGCAAGAAGGTTTAGATAAAAGCCTTTATGGTAAATACCTAATTACTGCTACACGTCACATTATACAATACGATAAACACGAAACTATTGTAGAAGTTGCAACGGATTCTTCTAATAAACCATTTACTATGACACAAACAAATAGTATGAAAGAGGTTGTAAAAACATAATGAGTAATGATTTTGCTGGTAAAAATGGATTTATTTGGTGGGTTGGCGTGATTGAAAATCGAGTTGACCCTTTAGCTATTGGTCGTTGTCAGGTTAGAATTATTGGCTGGCATAGTGATAATTCTGTCAAACTACCAACTAAAGATTTGCCGTGGGCTCAAGCTATGATTCCTTTAAATAATTCTAAAAACTTTTCTTCACCAAGAAATGGTGAATGGGTAGTTGGATTTTTTCTTGATGGTGAATCAGGCCAACAACCTATTATGATGGGAGTTATTCCAGGTATTCAACCAGTTAGACCTCCACCTGTATTACCATCTGCTGTGCATTATGATGAGATGGGCAATGTAATTGGTGTATATTAAGGAATTAAAATGACAACATCAACAATGTTAGTAAATGGAAATGATAATACCGCAGTAGTAAATAAAGCATTTGATGACTTGTGGACAGCAGCATCTTCTGCAAAATCAATTATACTAACTGATGGATCCGAGTTAACAAACAATGGTTATAATAAAAACCAATTCCAAGAATGGTTTGGAAAAAATGGATATAGCATTGAAACAACTTTGTTTGATGGTAAAACCGGCACAGAAATTTTAGAAGCTTCGGTTGCTAGTCAACTTGGGTATGATAAAATTCCTGAGCCAAAATTAGCAACTGTAACTTCTGATGGAACAGAACAAAATGCTCCAAAAGTTATTAATACGGGTGATGCACCAGTATTAGGTGGACCAACAAATACTCCACAATCAGCCACAGGTGATATTAAAAATACCAATATTGCGGCAACAAATAATACAGTATCACACGCTTGCGACACAACAATTTATATTAGACAGAAAGTTAATTTGGCTCAGATGGCCAAGCCTATTATAGATACCATTAGAAAAGCTATTGCTGATATTATTGAATTTTTTGGAGTAACTCCAGGACCAAGTGGTTTTGTTGATAACATTACAGCGATTGCTAAAAAACTTAAAGAAGCAATTAAATTTTTAAAGAAAGTTCAAGCAACAGTTGGTGATTATATTAAAGTTATTACGGAAATTAAAGCAGTTATCGAATACATTTTATCTTTGCCTGCTGAATTGTTGAAACATTTTATGAAATGCTTAGCTGAAGCTTATGCTGAGTTAAAGAACCAATTTCTTCAAGTTGTAAAACAAGCTTCGGATGCGGGTTCGACCAACGCATTTGATGATGTATTGAAAGCTTCAAAAGATTTAATTCAATCAACTGGAGATTTAATTAAAGAGGCAACAGTAACAGTAGGTGTTATTGCTGTTTCACCAATTGCAGCAATAGCTCAACCTACAACCGCAGAAGAAAAAGCAAAAGCAAAAGCAACAGTAGATGGTGCTTTTTTAGATTTTACCGGTCCACCTAAAGTATATAAGAAAGCTTAAAATATAATGGCTACACTTCCACCAAATCCCGCTAAATTTGCAATTGATGAACCGCCTTCAAAGGCTGCACCAAAGTATCCGTATAATGATGTAAAGCAAACAGAAAGTGGACATATGCAGGAGTTTGATGATACTCCTGGTGCCGAACGTATAAGAACCTACCATAAGTCTGGTTCATTTTCTGAAATTGGTCCTGACGGTACTGAAGTCCATAAAATTGTTGGTGATGGTTATGAAATTGTTGCCAAAAACAAAAAGGTTTATGTTACTGGATTTTGTAGTGTTACAATTGAAGGCGATTCTGCTTTAGAAGTTAAAGGTAATTGCTACCAAAGAATTAAAGGTGACTTTAAACAAGTAGTAGAAGGAAATTATGACCTGAGTGTTGTAGGTGATACAAACATCACAACAGGAAAAGACATGGACATAGGAACTGTAAATCCAACTGATGGTGAAATTACGCTATTAGCTGGAGATAGTTTTGTTATCAAAAGTAATTTGGATGTGCGTGGTAAAATTACAGGAGATAAAATTCACTCAACTGGCGCAGTTACCGCAGGAACAGGTATTCACGCTGGCATTCCTGGTTCTTTGAATGCTTATGCTGGTATTTCAACACTAGGTTCAATTTCAGCTGGAGTTGCTGCACCTCCACAAATTCCCGGTCATGTAACCGCAACAGTATTGGTTACAGGCCCAGCAGTTGTAGGTTCTGTAATTACCTATGGTAGTATATTGATGGATCCAATGGGTGGTGCACCATTGATTAGAACTTTCTACGATGTTCATACCCATGTTGTTCCACATCCAACTGGCGGAGTAACAACATCAACCGTGCCAGTACCGCAAATGCCTTTACCTTGAGAGAGAAATTATTATGTCAGTTTTTAATAGATTAGGATTAAATTTTCCAACACAAAGATTTGGTGATGCAGCAAAATTAAGTGATGGTGCAAAAAATACTTTAAATTTAATTTCTGATAATACGCCAAAATTAGATACTTGGCAAAAAACAGATTTAGCAGCTGGTCCAGTTAATCGAACAACATATTTTCAAAATCGTGCAGCTGGTTACTGCACGACAATTACTGTTAGCGCTCAAAGCATCTATGCTAGTGCCAATTTGGTTAAAAATTATAGTTTAATGTCGGCTGCAACAGGATTAATTACAGCTTCATCAGCCTTTAAATCACATACCGACAACTTATCTGGTGTGGTTGTAGTAACTAATGCAAATGTTCCATCATACGATACTGCATCATCAATTGGTCAACAGTCTATGATGACTTTAACCAGAACTGATGGTGAGCAGTCAGATACTACTCCAATTTTGGGAGCATTTACAAGCTTGTTTATCCAAGACATTTTGGCAGCAAATGCTACTGTATTATCTGGCCAAGGAACTGGTTATGCTGCTAGTATTGTAACAACAGAAAATACCGATTCTAACGGAAATGTAACTATTGAATATAGCACAACTTACACTCCAACGCAAACCACAGATATAGAAAGTTATGTAATTAGTACCACTTCCGTGTTAGATACAAGACGAACACATGACTGGACATTTTGGCAAAACTCAATTCAAGTAGCCAAAGACCTAGGATTCCTATCACAATTCAATAATATGGGTGGAACGAACACGTACCTTGTTAATAATGTTTGTGGAACAGATAGTTTAAAAGCTAAATTAGCTTCGGCAAATACCGCATAAATAAGACATGGCCACAATAACAACTCAATCGACTAGAGAATATAGCGACTTGGACTTGAATTTTACGATTCATCCAGTTAAAAAAGACATCAATAGAAACCTTGGTCCTATAGCTGTCATAAATTCAATAAAGAATTTAATTTTAACCAATCACTATGAACGGCCATTTAGGCCAGAAATTGGTTCAAATATTCGCAGGTTGTTGTTTGAAAATCTTGACCCAATTGTTGCCACTTCAATGGAGCAAGAGATACTTCAAACAATTGAAAACTATGAGCCTAGAGCCAAAGTAAAAAGAACTATTGTAACCGCAGATTATGACAACAATGGGTTTAAGGTATACTTAGAATTTTATATTGTTAATCAAACCCAACCCATTACTATTAATTTTTTCCTAGAACGGATTCGATAAATGTCCACAGCTCGTTTAGAAGTTTCTGACCTTGATTTTGATTTAATCAAGAATAATTTAAAAACATATTTAAAACAACAAAGTCAATTTCAAGACTATGATTTTGAAGGGTCTGGTCTTAGCGTTCTTTTAGATATTTTAGCTTATAATACTCATTATAATGCCTATTATTTAAATATGGTTGCCAATGAATCGTTTATGGATACCGCATTGTTGCGTGATTCTGTGGTTTCTCATGCTAAAATGTTGAACTATACTCCATATTCGGTTACAGCACCAAGAGCGATTGTTAATATAACTGTTGAATCCGGTTCGAATACGCCAGCAACACTAACAATTCCAAAAGGATTTAGCTTCAGTTCCAATTTAATTGACGATATATCATATGGTTTTGTTACATTACAAGAATATACCGCAACAAAATCTGGAACACAATTTATTTTTGAAAATGTTTCAATTTATGAAGGCCAACTAATAAATTATAATTTTAATTATACT